ATCAATGGCTGATGAAAAAATAGTATTTGAAGTTGATGTGACTTCTTTGGCTAAGGCGTTGGGGGATTCTCAAACGCAATTAGAGATTTATAAACGCGATATGGAGGCGGCTATTGAAGCCAATGGAAAGTTTAGCGAACAAGCAAACATAGCGGCAGGATTAGTAGCGGCACAAACAAAGGCAGTTCAACAACAGACGGGCGCGATAACGCGATTAACACAAGCGGAGTTGGCTTTAGGGGGAAGTATAAATGAGATTGTAAAAAGTTACGATGCTGAAAATAAAAGTGTAGACCAAAACAGAAAGACGCTTAACGCGCTAACAACCGAATACATAAAAGCGGATAAAGTTGGGAGAGAGAAACTCGCGCCAACAATTAAAAAGATTTCGGATGAACTTAAAAAGCAGGAGGGCGCGATTGGCAATACGACCCGAAACGTTGGAAACTACGGAAAGGGGTTTGATGAGGTTACGGGACAGCTTACATCTCTTTTCCCTGCACTACAATTAGTAAAGACGGGGCAAGTAGGAGTGAATGCGGCAATGGCGGCTAATCCCGCTGGCGCACTGATAGCCGCCTTCCAAATTCTTATAGGCGTATTTTCTTCATTTAAGCCAATAGTAGAAGCAGTAGAAAAAGCAACGGCTGGACTTAGTGCAGGATTTGGCGCGCTAATAAACGGTGGTAATATATTGGAAGCCGCAGAGCAAGCCGCAATCTTAAAGGGAGAGTTGAATGATTTAGAGGATGCTCAAAATGGGGTGACTATTGCCAATGCGGAATTAGATGCCTCCATTTCTTTGCTCACAATAAAACTACGCGCAAAGGGGATAACCGAGAAAGAAGCCGAAAAAATATCTGCTGAAATTCAAAAACTTTCAGAGCAAAGATTTGAAAAAAATTCAGCACAGCAAGCCGCAGAATTAAAAAATGCAGAAGATACATTCAAGTTTAAAAATAATTTAACACAACAAGAGTTAGATGCGCTTGTTGAAAGAGGGCAAACTATTGATATATTAAGCGAAGAAGAATCCGCAAGGCTAAAGAGGCTTGCAAAGGATGCGGGACTTACTGAAAAGGAAATACAAGAAAGCGCAAAGTCAAATCAACTATTTTTAGCTGAACAAGCAGAGGCAAAAATAAAAGGCGACCAAAAAGAAGCAGAAGCAGAAATAAAGATAATAGCGGAAAGAAGGGCGGCTATACTTGGATTGGGGGCACAGCGGGATGAGTTGCAACAGAAGGTAGATAATCAAAATGAAAGGATTTCTGAAAGATTTAAAGCACAAAGGAAAGCGAGCAAAGAAGAAACAGCTGCAATAAAAGAGAAGTATAAGGTTGAGGGAGATGTATTGCTAAAAGCGATAGAGGATTATAAAAAGTTTAATCTTGAAAGGGATGAAGCTGATAAAAAGGGCTTAGAAGGAAATAATAAAAAACGTGTTGATGACTTTCAAAAGGAACAAGAATTTAACGCCAATAAATTACAATTAGATTTAGATGCGGTTGATTTGTCAGTTGCAACAGAGCAAGAAAAAGCGGATAAAAAATACGCAATACAACTTGATTTTCTTGAAACTCAGTTAAAACTTACTTCTGAATTTTTAGGGGCTGATGGGTTAATAACAAAAGAAGAACAACAGGGAATAGATGCTATTGCCAATTCAATAGCAAAGCTGAAACAGAAGTTCGCCAATGATTCAAAGAATCCAGAAGAAACTTTTGGAAGTGCTTTAGGCTTAGACAAAGAAACAGTAAAAGAAATTTCCGGTGGTTTGCAAGTAGCAGGACAGGTTATAGATGGAATCAGTAGTATAGCAAGCGCGGCAACACAGGTAAGGCTAAATGAAATTGATGCGGAAACAAATGCAGAAATTGAAAAGGTAAATCAAAGCACATTAAGCGAAGAAGAAAAAGTAAAGAAAATATCCGCTATAAATGCAAAGGCTAATAAAGAAAAATACGAAGCAGAGAAAGCCGCTTTTGAAACAAACAAGGCATTGCAAATAGTTAACGCAATTATTGGAACAGCAGTAGGTGTAATTAATGCTTTTCAATTAGGTCCTATTGCAGGTGCAATTATGGCCGCAGTTATAGCGGCAACAGGTGTAGCTCAAATAGCAGTAATAGCAAGTCAAGCACCACCACCTCCACCAAATAAATTCGCAAAAGGGGTTATAGGATTGGATGGAGATGGAACAGAAACAAGTGATAGCATCCCGGCAAGATTAAGTAAGGGAGAATCTGTTATCACTGCTAAAGCAACAAAGCAATTCCACAGGGAATTAGCATGGATGGAACAACAGGTTGGGAATATTCCAAATTATAAATTTGGTCATGGCAATTTTGCGAATGGATTAATAGGGGATGGTGGATATGTTGCAAGAGATACAGTAAGGAATGCTGATCAATCACTGATGATGAGTGAAGCTATCAGACAAGGATTCAGAGATATTCCATCTCCAACATTATCTATTGTGGAATTTCAGAACAAGGTGAATTCAAGAAATAGAAGTATTAATATTTCTGAAGCATAAGATCATTACAGTTGAAGTTTGGGATGTTCAATTTTCATATACCTGACAATCTTTGCATAATTCTTTTGAGCATCATTAACCATTGAATGTCCTGCCTTCCGGTAAAAGAAAAGATACTCAGGAACTATTTGCACTGTATAACCTAACTTAGTTGCTCTTAGCCAAAATACATAATCTTCATATCCATTTGCTCCTTGTTTACCATGTATGGATTGCTCTTCATCATAACCACCAATCTCTGTCCACATCTTCTTTTTAAAAAGAGATGCACAGAATAAATGATTTTGTTTTAAGAAATCAGTATAGACAGGATTAGGTAATGGTGGATGCCATCGGCCATTATTATTTCCAAAGCATTGCAGGTATGGGCAAATGATATCTGCTTTGCCAATTGTATTCCTGATGAAGTTAGGATGTATTTTATCATCAGCATCTAAAGGAAGAATCCATTTACCTGTTGCAATCTTTATTCCTGTGTTTCTGGCAGATGATAATCCTTTGTTTGTTTGTTCAACATACTTTATCTTGTTACCATACTTACTTGCAACTTCTTTTGTATTATCTGGAGATCCATCATTAACTACAATTACTTCAACATTCTTATGGGATTGGGCCAATGCTGAATCCACACAATCATTAAGATACTTTGCTTGGTTATAACATGGGATTACAATGCTCACCTTCTCTGTATTAATCAAATCATATTTTATCAGGAGTGATTCATAAAAAGAATTCTCTTCATAATTCTCAAACCATTGCATCGCTCCACACCAATGAATTGCATATCTTTTATTTGGTGGAACCATATATGAATCTTTCAGAAGTGGAACAATGTATGCATCTTCATCAATTCCAAAGGTGAAAATTGGTTGAATATATTTTTCTAACTTGTATTTCTTTAAAGCCGTTTGCAAACCAGCAAAAGATTTGGTCCATTCTCTGTTATCAGCATTGATGGTCTTTGTATGTTCCAGGTAGTGTTTAGCAAAATCAGATTTGGCAGGGCATTTAATAATGTTGCCTACAATACCGGCAGGATGTGGAGCAAATACATACGGAGTATTCAGATCATCAAATGATTTAAGACAGGTAACATCCATATCAACATGCCATCCACCAATTGTAAAAAGTAGTTCTGCTTTTAATCTCTCAGCAATTCCACCAAATTTCCATTGATTACCACCACCATTCATATTCTTGTAATAGAAGATTTCTGATTCTGGAAGAATGGATCTTGCATCTCTTAATTCACAAGGAACATCAAGAGAGAGATCATAACTCCATAAAATAAATTCATGGCCATGATCCTGGAAAGATTTAATAGTTAGATAGTTGATTGGTTTTAAGGGACCAGAAATCCAAAGTGAGTTTATTTGCATAGTTATTTTTTAATCATCCACCAAGATTGATATTCCATGAAATTCCAGAAATCATCATATGTGAATTTCATTTCACAAGAAGGATTTAATTTCATGTATTCATCAATGAATTGCTTTACTCCAATGCAGTCATTGATTCCATAGTCATGGCCGGATATAATTCCACCTGTTCTTACCTTCGGATACCAGGCATTGAAATCTGCTTTCACTGATTCATAAGAATGATCAGCATCTATGTAAACAAAATCCAAAGATTCATCTGAAAATATATTTGCACAATCAACTGATTTTCCTTTCATCTCAGTTAATGAGTAAACTTCTTTGATCTCCTGGAATACTTTATATGCATCTTTATCTTCCCAAATATCAACACAAACCAATTCACCTTTCCATCCAGATTCCTTTATCAGTTGAGAATTGTATCCATGTTGGACTCCTATTTCTACACCAATACCTTTTTGATATACGGATTGGAATAGATCACCAAATGTTTTCCTTGATGTATGCATCATGCTATTTCTAATTTTGTTTTGTAATATTTTAAAGAAACTTTCTCAGAAAATATAACTTCTACAATCTTTAATCCATAGTTATCTTCCAGGAGTTTATTGCAATAGTTATCCATGAAATATTCAAACATTAAATTGGGGTGTAATTTGTGAAGTTCTAACATTTCAGAAAGAGTGAATTGCTTTATCATCTGAAGAATTGATTCTTGTTGCCGGAAATTCTTTTCTCTTCTCTCACATTCAATGCTTCCTTGATTAATGTTCTGAGCAATTGGGCAGGTTTTTCTTCTTCTCTTGCTAATTCTGCATCAAACTTTTTCAGCAATGTTCCTTTGAGATAGGTAGTTTCTCTTCTGATAACTATTCCTTCTTTGTCTTTCATATAATGCTATGGATTATATTTTATAGGAATGTATTTCTTGATCACATTATAAATAATACCTATCCAAACAAACAATGCAAAAATAAATCTTTCTGTATGGTTCCAGGATAATGGATTAAATGACAGAGCAGAAAAACAGAATGGAAGATAAAGGAATGCTAATGATAATAATGCCCATGCAATTGCTTTTGAAGTTTCTTTCATAATAATTTTTGTGCTAAAATATCACAGATGAGAATGTATCACTTAATTTCTATGTTCTTTTGTTCACAAGATGCAATACAATATCAACATTAACGGATTCATTGGAGATGCAGGGTTCATGGGTGGAGATTACTTCACCTTGACCATGCTTAATGATAAGTTGAATGACATGCCATCTGAAACAACTGAAGTAAATGTTTACATTAATTCTGGTGGTGGATTGGTTACTGAAGGTTTTGCAATCTATGACAGGTTGAGTTCTTTGCCGGTTAAAGTTAACACTATTGTTCTTGGTCTTTGTGGATCAATTGCCACAGTAATTGCTCAAGCAGGAAAGAAAGGAAGCAGAGAGATGTATCAGAATTCTGATTACTTCATTCACAATCCATCATGGACTCCACAATCACCAGATCCTTTAGAAGCAGATGAACTTCAAAACCTGGCAAATGATTTAAAAGCAAATGAAGAGAAGATTCTGAATTTTTACAATACAGTTACCGGAACAGATATCCCATTGCTGAAAGAAAAGATGCAGGAAGCAAAGACAATTTCTTCTGCTGATGCATTAGCACTTGGATTCATTGACAAAATTATTTACACATCAATTAAAGCCGCTACAATATACAAGTTCGCGGCTCACATTTCAAAACAAACAGAACCAATGAACGCATTTGAAACCAAAATCAAATCAATGTTTGCAGATTTCAAGAATGAAATTGCATCTATTATCAAACCGGCCGTAACTAATTTCTCATCTGTTACAGATGATGGAATAGCTATCTATATGGATACTGATTCTTTGGAAGTTGGAACATTAGTTTTTTCTGATGAAGCAATGACAATGCCATATGCAGATGGAGATATAGTTGTAGGTGGAAATATTTACACAATTACCGGTGGTGTAGTTACTGAAATAGTTGAGACAGTTACTGAAACAGCTGAGAAGAAATTAGAAGTTGCCAATTCAAAGATTGCAGAACTAACTGCATCTCTTGATGCTAAAGGGATTGAGATCACTAATGCTGTAGAAGTTGCAGTTACTGCAAAGGAAGTTGAACTAACAGCAAAGTTTGAAGAAAAATTCACAGCATTCAAAGGCAAATTCTTCACCGGTGATAAGTTAAATGATGAAATGGTGCAAATCATGAAATCAGATTCAGAACCATCAGAGAAGAAACTTTCTCCTATCGAACAATACGCATTAAGAAACAAAAAATAATCAGAATAAATAACCAAAACAAAACCAAATAACAATGGCAAATTTAATAACATCGGTTCCAGCAATCGAAACAACCAATTTTGAAGTATATTTCAAACCATTATTGAGTGATCCTGCAATCAATGCACTTCCATTTGATCTTTCTATTGGCAACATGCCAAGAGATATATTCTTCAATACAAATGTGGATAAACTTACCGGAGCAAAATCTGCTTGTGGTTGGTCTTTCAAAGGTGATGCTTCGACATTTACTAAGAAAACTCTTGATCCAATCGAACTTCAAGCACCTGTTCAACAGTGTTACACAGTTCTGCTAAAGAAATTGTTTGGTGATAAATTACCAGATGGTGCATTACGCGGAGAATTATCTCCAGAAGTAATTGATTTCATGGTTAACCAACAAAAATATGGGTTCAATCGTGATTTGCTTTCTATACTTTTCTTGGGTGATACCGGTGCTACACCAGATGATTATTATTCTTTGTTAGATGGTGTTTATACCAAGTTACTTGCAGGTGTTTCTGCTGTAGATGGAACAGTTGATGCCGGTGCAATAGTTGCCAATGATCTTTCTACTTCAAATTTCTTTGCAACAATGACAAATATCTACAACAGTCAATCAAGACAGTTGAAGAACATTAGCAATACAGAGAAAACATGGATCTGGACTCAAGCAGTATATGACAAATACTTGAATTACTTGGAAGTAACTACACAAAATACAGCAGGATCTATTCAAACATCATACGTTACTGATGGAATGGTAGTAACAGCATTCAAAGGAATCAAAATATTTGTTCCACAAATTGTTGATGAGAGATTGGAAACAGATTTCTTGAGTGGTTCACCGGCAACTGCAACAGATCCATATCGTGTTATCCTTACCAATCCTAAGAATCACATTCTTTTGATGGATGGTAATGGGTTTGCCAATGCAGATGTATTCCATGATAAGTTAACAGATAATGTTTATGCTGTTGGTTCTTGCCTATTGGATTACCAATACGGATATGGAGATCAGAACGTAATTGCAGGATTCTAAAACAAATTGGAAGGTGGGGAAACTCACCTTCCTTAACTCTATAAAACAATAAGTAATCATGGCAACATGCACAACAAAAATATCAGCAGGTCTTGATCCAAGTTGCGAAGCACTTGACAAAATTGGTGGTGTAAATAAAACCATCTACTTCGGTAATCTTGATGATCTTACCTTTACTACAAACGTAGCAGGATATATTGATTCTGTTTCTTTAACAGCATCTCCATCTGCATACTTGTATAAATTCATTGGCAAAACAAAGAAGAACAATGCAACAGTTGAACTTCAAGTTGGGGCAAACACTAATACCTGGAAACAGGCAATAATCGCAAAACTATTCTATTACTTCCCAGAAGAAAGATCAGCAATAGAAGCATTAACAGGTGCTGATGATCTTGTAGCTTTCATCCAGACAGAGAGTGGATTGTTTGAAGTATACGGATGGACTAAGGGAGTAAGAGCATCCGCAGGAACCGGAGCAAACGGAATTATGATTCAAGATGATACATCAATTACAATTACCATTGATGGTGAAGAAGTAGAACTTCCAAAGGTATTGCAATTATCAACATCAATACCGGCAGAAGCAGGATACTTAACTGAGCAAATAGATGCACTTGATGCACTTTGTTAGTGAAGATATAATTGATCGGATTCTTTTAATGCAGGAAGTGGGATTTAATGCGAGTGAGCAGGACTCACTTCCTGTTTTGTTTAAGGAAGTATATGGATTCCCATTAGGGAAATGTCCAGATTGCAGAGTATCAGCATTTAATTCTCTTGTGAAATGGGCAAATAAAAAAAAGCAGAAACCAAAATCAACATCAATGGCATTAACTATTAAGAAGGAGTATCATGGTAAGAATTTTAACTTCAGACATCAAGGTAAAGTTGTTGTTGTAAACCATCAGAACATCAATGAAGAAAGAGCAAGGATGATGTTGGCATCTCCATATGCTCATGCCATAGAAGGTCAACCAGATAAAGTTGAAGTTGAGTTACCGGTAGTTACGAAGCAGAGTGATCTGGTAAAAAAAAAGAAGGATACTATTGCATCAATCTCAAAAGAAGCAGAGAAAGATGGACCAGATTTAGTGAAAGCAGTAAAAGGGAAATTGACCAAGTTAAAAGGATCGAAGCAGTTGAAGGGGAAGGTAGGAAAGGAAAAGAAATAGCATGCGTTAAATCTCATGTAAAAGCATTACAGCGAGCGTATAAAGATGGAGTGGATTATGCAGTGATATTTGAAGATGATGTGGAATTGATTGAAGGATTCAGAAAGAAATTACAAGAAGTTATGGTAATGGATTTTGACATGATTTATTTGAATGGAACTGATGGAGTAATAAGAAAGCCAAAGCCATTTAACCAATATCTAAACAAGGTGGAAGAGATGTATGGAACTTTTGGTTATGTTATTCACAGAAGATTCATTCCGGAAGCAATACAATGGTTGAGCAGAGAATCCTATCCATGTGATAAAATATATTCCATGTTTATTGGATTGTTCCAGGTATTCAAAGTTAAATCTCCTTTAGTTTTTCATAGATATGGCATGAGTGATATTCAAGGATTGGTTCCAAAGAACTATAAACATTTAGAACGTGCAAAATAAATTCTTCAGAAAAATATTTAAGGCCATTCCTTATGTCAATATGTTCGTTCCAGAAATAAAGAATGAATCCAAAGGAGTTTATATGTATGGCAAAGATAATTTGTTGCCAAACAAACTAATGAGATGGGTTCTGGATTCTGGAACAGCGAAGAAATCAGTTTCAAAAAGATCAACATACATTGCGGCAGATGGATTTATTGATGAAAATGCATCTAATTTCAAAGTGAATGAATATCAAAGTGCTGATAAAATACTAACTGAGATTGCTGGGTATCAGAGTTACTTTAAAGCATTTGCACTACATATAGTTAGGGATGGAAATAATAACATTCAGATCAAATCTGTTCTTCCTTTTCAGAATATCAGAAAGAAGTTAGATGGCCGATATGTTTATAATTCTACTTTCTCAAGTGCTAAATATGACAGCACAAAAGATCAAATAATTGAAGCATTCAAACCTGGTCATTTGACAGCAGATGAAATGATGTTGGTTAAGGACAATGGAGAATTGCTTTATGCTTATAATAAGAGTGCTGATAATCCTAATTATCCTATACCGGATTACTATGCAGGAATTGAAGATATCAGAACATCATCAGAGTTACAGAAATTTGATTTTGAAAGTGTAACCAATGCATTCCTTCCTTCAGCAATACTAACAGTCATTGGAGAATTGGATAATCAGAATCAAGATGATACCGGTAGAACTGAGCAGGATTATTTTGATGAGAGTTTAGAGCACTTCACCGGCAATGTAAAAGATTCGGAAGGTAAGAGTGGAAGAATGAGATTAATGGTTACAACAGCCAGGACAAAGGATGAGATTCCTTCTCTTCAGACATTTGATGCTAAAGCAATTGTTGATGCATCAAATACCAAGAGAGATATTATTGATAGGGCCGTATGTAGATTGTTTGGTGTTCCACCTGTATTAGTAGGATTTGCTGATGCACAGGTATTAGGTAATCAACAAGCATTAGCGAATGCAAGTAATGAATTGAATAATGATGTTTTGAGTGATCAGCAATTGGTAACTGAAACATTTGCATTACTATTTCCAGAGATTGAGAATTGGGACATTACATCTTTAAAGCCAATCAATTATATCCCAGATGCAATATTAAATGATCTAACTCCAACAGAAAGGAGATCATTAGTAGGATATCCAGAGTTATCAAGTAAGACAGTGGGTGATCAATTACTTTCTGAGAGGTTGGGAGTAGGTGGAACACAAAGTTTGGTTGGAATTATTTCTGATCCTACACTATCTAAAGAACAAAAGAAAGCATCTCTTCAATTATTATTTGGATTACTTCCTGCTGATGCAGAAAAATTAGTAGGTGGAGATACTATCCCATTATGAAACCATTGATAACCAAAGAACAAATTGGAAGAATAGTAAATCTTTCAGCCAACATATCTAATCAAGATATTGATTCTTTCATTCTGGATGCACAAGAGTTTGATACTATTAATGTGTTTCCTGTAGCATTGTTAAATGCAATTGAAGTAAATATCCTTTCAAAAATTCAGCAGTGGAACAAAAATAGAACATATACAGCAGATGATGTTGTTTTGTTAGATACTTACTTTACTGCAATTGATTCAAATACTGATTCTCAACCACCATCTGCACATTGGGAAGCTAATGAATTGATGAATTTTTACATGCAATACCTGGTTCCATTCATTTCGTATTCTTTTTATTACCGGTTCATAGCTTATCATGGATCAAAGGTAACTCAAGCAGGAATTATTGAAGTAACTGATGGAACATTCAACCATATTTCTGATGCCGGTAGATCAAGAATGTTAGGAGATATCAAAAGTAAAGTAACTGTTTGGACAGGAAAGATAAGTAAGAAATTGAATGATGTAAATTGGACATTTGATGGGGTAGTTTACCCACAGGATAACGGAAAAAATCAAGTTCTTAAACGTGGAGTAAGGATATATGCACTTGGATCAAATACCAGGAGATCAAAATTTGACAGGAATTGTCCACCATTTTTAAATCATGACATAGAATGAGTTTGCCAATAATATATAAGGGTGCAGATGAAGTAATCAATATCACCATAACTGATAGTGCAGGTGCTCCAATTACTATTTCTACTTTGAGTGATGTGATTGTATCTATCTATCAAACAAGGGAGCAAATCATTCAACAATGGTCCATTGGGAATTCTGATTTAGTGGTGGTTAATGATGCCGGTGGAATTGTCCAGGCAAATTTAGACAGAGATAATACAACAGAAATTCCTTTAAAAAGATTATATCTTGAAGTGGTTGCTGAGTTAAGTAATTCGGAATTTGAAAGCAATACACAGAGGATGATAGTTTCAGATATTAATTTAGCTGATCTTAAAAATTCTGTGATATGATTTCAGTTGCTGTTAATTTTAGCAATTCAACTTTACCGGTAGTTACAGGGAATCCAGAGATTAATATTTCAGTATCATTTCCAAGAGTTACCTTCTCTCCTGTTACATATGCAGGAGCACAGGCCATTAATTTCACAGCATTCAATGCTCAAATGAGTTATAATATTGGAGATGTTCCAGATTTTGTAAAGATTGTTGGAAAGAGTTTGCAATTAGTAATTATGGATGGATCACCTTTACCACCTGCATTTAGGAATTGGGATGATACTGATTTCATTTTGATCAACATTGATCCGCAGGGTGGAGAAAACATTTCAATTATAGCAGAATGAAAAATATAGTATTCTTTTTTCTTTTGATTTCTTCTTTTTGTTTTGGGCAGGTTCCATCTGGATATATCAATGAACCAGGTAAGAAATATTTTCCAGATACTGTTCTTCATGCAAAGCCGGTGAAAATAAATACACAAGGTGGTTTGATTGTTGGTGGATATAATCAGAATGCTGATGCTGTTTTAGAAGTTTCAAGCACAAGTAAAGGATTCTTATTGCCAAGAGTTACAACTGCTCAAATGAATGCTATAAACGCATTTACAATAGGTCTATCTGTATATAATATGGACTCTTTAAAGGCTTGTTATTGGAATGGTAATAATTGGGATTGCAATAATTCTGGTGGCGGTGGTGGTAGTGGGTGGAGTTTAACAGGCAACGCAGGCACAAATTTTGCTACTAATTTTATAGGAACAACAGACGAACAACCACTAATATTAAAAGCCAACAACGGTGGTTATCCTGTTGGTGTTTTTACTAACAGCAGTTTTAGTGTTGCAGATTCTGCCAATGATGTAGACAAATTTCTTGTAGACGTAGAAAATAACCAATCGGAATTTAAAACAAGTTTAAGAATAAAGGATGGGACAGAAGGGGCGGGAAAAGTTTTTACAAGTGATTCAGCAGGCTACGGAAGTTGGGAATATGATACAGTTGGAAGTGGTTTATATTTACCTTTAGCGGGTGGCACTATGGATAGCGGCTCTCATATTTACTTCGGCACAGGTTTACAAAATATATCACAAGGAACTTTTGACAATAGCACAGGAGGTAATAAGGGTATAAGTTTAAATTGTGCAGTCGGGTATGAATTGAATTGGCAGGGAGGTCATTTAAGTTCTTCGTATAACAATGGAAACAATTTTAATGCTCTAATTGTAGACACTGCCTTACTAATAAACGGCACTATTCAAATAACCGATGGAACGCAGGGAAGTGGAAAAGTTCTAACAAGCAATGCTTATGGATTAGCAAGTTGGCAATCGGGAAGTGGTGGTGCTACAGGTGCCACAGGTGCTACAGGTGCTACAGGTGCTACAGGTGCTACAGGAGCAACAGGAGCAACAGGGGCAGATGGCACATCTTCTTCTTATTATAAATACAAAGCGCATACAACAACACAAACTGCACCACCGACATCAAATGAAATTAGATGGAATAATGCTACTCAAACAAGTTCAACTATATTATATATTTCACACCTTACTACTGACAATGTAGACATAGATGTTTTTTTAGCTTTAATTAAAAGTGGAGATGCTTTAATTATTCAAGATGAAAACAATTCTAACAACTATCAAAAGTGGACGGTAAACGGCACTCCTACGGTTTTTGCAAATAACTATGTTTCAATTCCTGTAACCTATGTTACAGGAGGGTATTCATTTTCAAACAATCATAGTATTATATTTGCTCCATTTTCTACAGGAGTAACAGGTGCTACGGGAGCCACAGGTGCCACAGGAGCAACAGGAGCAACAGGAACTTTTAGCGGTTCGGCATGGCTTACAGGGAGCAACAGCGGCATAGATTCAGCGGCAAATGCAGTTGGAACATCGGACGCTAAAGGATTAAAGTTTGTAACCAACGGACTCACAAGAGGCAGTATTACTTCCAACGGCTATTTTAACATTGGAGATTCTATAAACTTAGTTCGCCACAGTTACGCAAGTGCTATTTCAACACCAAGTTATTTCACAGCATATTCATCAGGAAACAGAACGGCACTTATAACGGCAACAGTATCGGCTTCTACTTTAGCGGCAGGAACGGCAGGTAGATTAGTTGATGGTGACTATGGAACTAACTCAACTTATTTTATAAACGCCACAGCTACATCGGGGAAGTATATAACTTTTGATTTTGGAGTATTCTCTCCATTCTTAATTACTGAAGCAAAGTTTTATCAAGGTGGAACAAATAGTCATGGAGTTTGGCAATGGCAGGGGAGTAATGATGATATAAGCTATACTAACATTGGGTCAACTTTTACATTGGGTGGTTCAA